GTCAAGTTTTTCATGTTTCGTGCTCCTTTATTAAGTTGTTACATAGTGTAACAGGTTTGGCGATAAATCGCCGTTTCGTCGCCCAGGCGATATTTCCGCCCTGCACCATATAATAATGCAACCCCCGTGCCAAAGCAATTTTATTGAATGATTTCAGGTAGTTACACTTTTCGCAATGGCGACGGGGTTACGAAATGTGTAAAAAATGTGACGAATTATCCCTAAAGTTTACATACTTTTATTACATTATTTACATACTTTTATTACATTATTTACCATTTTACGATGGCATAGATCTTGCATAGTTACGATATTCCGCCTCTCAAACTCTCCAAACCTACCATAGATGGCCGGCGGTTTCGCCTCTTTACGATATTCTTCCCGCTGCGTGTCGTCACACGCCCGAACCTCACATTGTTAGGCCGTCGGCCTTTTCCAGTGTCAGAATGTTAGGCGGGCCTAACAGGTGTGCGCCAGTTAGATTTCGTGTGCCTTAACGCATGGTCAGATTTCTTGGTTTTTGGAAGGGTTGTAAGTCGGCGATATCATAGGCAATATCGCTGCGGATGGAAATTTTCCGTTCAAACAGCCGATCAAACCTATAAATTAAACGTTTTTTAGTGACTTTTTATTGAGTGAATTTGTTTAAAGTCTAGAATATTCTTATTTTCATCAATATCGCTTGTGATTCCAGGTAGTTACGATACCTTTCAAAGTTTTTCTTACGGATGAGTGTTTATAGGCACATGAAAAGTTAGGCTCGACTACGTGTGTCAACACACATAGTTAGCCCTACCTAACCACGGGCCGCCGCCGCCGCCGTCTATTTATGGTAGGACAGGCGCATCATACCACATTTCATATACCGTATACCCGTATTATGCGGATCGTATGCGGTATACCAGTATCATGTGGGCTGTGGACCGTATGTGGTATGTGGGCTGTGGATGGTGGATGGTATGTGGTATGTGGTATCATGTGGGCTGTGGACTGTATGTGGTATACCAGATGATCGTCTATTGTTTATTGTTTATTGTATACAATAGACATATGGAAAACTCCTATATTGGCATATAACGATTTAAGTACCCCCACCCCCCAAGATTCCGCCGCCCAAACCCCATTCAGGAAACCGAAACTGCTCGAGAGGAAAATTAGAAAAATAGGAAGGGGGTGAAATACTGACAAAAACTAAAAGGGAAACTGAAACTGCTCGAGAGGAAAAATTGAGAAAATGGGAAGGGGGTGAAATCGGTGTGCGCCATCGCACCCTGGCCTAATAAAATTCCTACATCGGGGTATAAAAGACTTGACATTTACGACTCCTATGATATAATATAGGTAGAGAATGGGGGAATAGGCATGGGTTGCTCCTTCCTTCCAGGTTCTTCTGCCGTGGTTCCTCCCCGAGGGGTGTGTTGACGCACACTCCAAGGGGAGGAACTTAGCTGCTCCCACCAAAGTAAAAGAGCAGATCAGCGGCGGATAAATGGTAGATAAGGGATTCAGCATGGCAGACTGGAAACAAATAAGATTTCAATACGAAACACTCGGTATGAGCCAGGACGATATCGCCGCGTCGAACCGCATATCGTCAAAGCTCTTAGAGAATTGCATAGAGCAAGAAGGGTGGGTGCGTCAACCCATAGCGAACGTCCTCGGGACTTGGAAAAGTGAGGCGGAGCCGGAGAAAATGGTAGCTCAGGCCCGTGAAAAAGCTGAACTTGTCCAAACGTTACGCCGCACTGATCTCGGGTGTAAGTATTATACTGCTGAGGAGAATCTCCTTACTAAGATTATATCTACATTAGAATGCGTAGATCCGCAAGACGAATTAGCTGCGAAGACGCTAAAAACTTTGGCAGACACTCTTATTGCTATGCGTCCCGCTGAACCAGTAGACGCCGACGCCGGTGGTTCTGGTACCGGTATAACTATACAAATCGCGGCAGGGTATGGTCAGCACGCGGCGGCACGGGATGAGGAGACTCCTACCGTGTGTGTTGACACACCCGCCCCTAAGCTGGAGAGGTTGAACTAATGGAAATACATCTCCCCTATGAGTTCGTGCCGCGAAACTACCAGTATAACACGCTCAATGCCATGCTTGATCCTAACATCACGCGTGGCATTGCCGTCATTCCTCGAAGAAATGGTAAGGACCTTACAATGTGGCAGGGTCTGATCGCCAATGCCTTCCAGCGGGTTGGCCTTTACTACTACCTTGCCCCATACTATAACCAAGTTCGTCAGATTATCTGGGAAGGTTTCACTAAAGAAGGGAAACGTTTCCTTGATTACATACCTCCGCAGCTCATAGCTTCTAAAACTAAAATCGACATGAGGATCGACCTGATAAATGGTAGCCAAATCAAGCTCCAAGGATCAGACCAGATTGATAGGATTGTTGGCACAAACCCAATATTTTGCGTCTTTACTGAGTACTCATTACATAAGCCTGGAGCTTGGGAATACCTCCGACCGGTGTTGGCTGAGAATGGTGGTCAAGCTTGGTTCAATGGGACGCCCCGTGGCTTCAATCATTTCTATACCCAGTATCAGAAAGCTCTCAACGACCCAAATTGGTTCGTCGAATATCTTACGCGCGACGACACGGGCGTACCTACGCTCGAGGCCATTGAAGCTGACAGGCAATCAGGTATGCCAGAGGAGCTTATAAAGCAGGAGTATTACTGTTCTTTCCTCGCCGGATCTGTCGGTTCATTTTATGGTAGCCAGATGGAGAAATTGCGTAACGACGGTCATATAACTGTTGTACCGCATGAGCCGCGCCTACCCGTGTATACGGCGTGGGATCTTGGCGTCGGCGACAAGACTGCTATCTGGTTTGCCCAGCTATTCCGCAACGAGCTTCGCATAATCGACTATTATGAAAACGAAGGCGAGGGTCTTCCACACTATATAAAGGTATTGCGCGAGAAGCCGTACGTGTACGAGGAACATTTCGCACCCCATGACATCGAGGTCAGGGAATTTACTTCCGGTGTTAGTCGGTATGAAACCGCCTCCGAGTTAGGTCTGGACTTCACAGTTGCACCGAAACTTAAGATCGAGGAAGGGATCAATGCCGTTCGTAATATCCTGCCCCGCTGTTACTTCGACGCTCATAATTGTTCCTCGGGTATCGAAGCACTGACCCACTATAAGAAACAGAAGGACGAGAAACGTAACGTATTCAGCACCAAACCTGTTCATGATTGGGCAAGTGACGGCGCGGATGCTTTTAGGACGTTGGCGGTAATGGTAGAAGACTACGCTGACGAATCTCCCTATGATTATAAACCAACTGTATTAAGGAGTGTCGCAGCTTAACGCTGTGCGTCATCACACATGGTAGATATCAATGCTTTAGAACGTAGACGATCAGCCTTTGAGAGTGAACGCTCGGGAGTCGAGCAAGTATGGGAACTCATCGAAAAGTTCTTCATGCCGTTTCGCGGATCTGTCTATACCGGAGGGGCCGCGTCAACTGAGGGAGAAGTATGGTGGCGCCGGAGGTATCTCTATGACGGCACTGCTGCGATAGCCTCACAGAACTTGGCGGCGAACCTCAATTCCGGATTGACTAACCCGCTGTTCCAGTGGTTTCTGTTACAGACCAGGTACAAACCAGTGATGGACCAGCCGGGCGTAAGAGAGTGGTTACAGGAAGTTGCACAATTAGCTTTCGGTATGCTACAAGACTCCAACTTTAATCTCCGAGCAAACGAGTGTTATACAGATTTGCCGAGTTACGGAACAGCCGCCCAAGTCCAAGAAGTAAACGAGAACGATAAAGGCGAATTCGATAACACTGTATTTTCTTCAGTACCGATCGGGGAATACGTTTTTGAGCTCGATACTGATGACACTTTACTAAGATGGTGGCGTAAGTATAAATGGACAGCTCATCAAATAGTAGACAAGTTTGGTGATGACGCACCTCAGCGTTTCAAAGAAATGGTAGAAAAGCAGCCAGATAATACCGAGAAATTTGAAATCGTGCTGGCGATTTATAAACGAACCGGGATTAAGGAAACTAATACGTTTAAATTCGTCGCTAATAAAGCTGAAAGAATGGTAGGTCAGGTCTACTACTGTGTCGATACCAAGGAGCAGATCGGAGAAGAAGGGGGCTACCATGAGATGCCCGTTTACGTTCCGCGTTTCAGAACTACATCTGGTTCTATATGGGGTAACTCGCCTGCTATGTTGGTTCTTTCAAACGTCTTAACTCTTAATGAGTTAGAGGAATTTGTTGTACGTGGTACGGAAAAGAATGTAGATCCTCCGACAATAGGCCGGAATAGAAATGTTGTAGGGAATATGGATCTCCGAG